AACAAATCATTCAAAACTCTGTCAATGAAATGGCAAGATTGGGTATTAGAATGATGGCTGCTGAGAATGGCAGCGGTAGAGATTCTGGTGTAGCTTTGGAGATCCGTAATGCGGGTCAGTCTGCATTGCTTGCTTCCATCAGTTTTAAAGTATCTACTCAAATGAGACGAATTCTTATGTGGATGCTAAACTGGAAATATGACACCGATTACGATATCGAAGAGATTACCTTTAACTTGACTCCTGATCTTAACCCTGCGCCTTTAGGTGCTGATTGGTTGCGTCTGGTTACAGAGTGGTATCAAACCGGCATTATTCCACGATCCGTATTCTTGGAAGTGGCTAAAGCTAACGATATTATCGACTCTGACTATGATGATCTAGAAGGTCAAGATGAGATTAACCAAGATGATTTAATTATGGGTGGATTAGACACTATGACTATGGACTCTATAGTCAACCAACAAACTAATACACCAGAACCAATTTCTGAGGAAGATGATAATGAGTGAAGAAAAGAAAGGCCCGGGCCGTCCTAAGAAGGAAGAAGAAAAGCCTGAGCTTAAATCCGTTCCTAAACTGGAAGTAGGCATGCTGTCTAAAAACGGTTTGTGGAAAATTGTAGAGAAACGAGAAGTGCCTGCGGGTAGTCATGGTGATACTGAAATTCGATGGATTGTAGAGCCTACCCCAGAGAATAATAAGTTTCTAGGAAAAACGCCTATGCTAGAAGATGATGCTGTCCTGTTAATGGAAGGGAAATTTAATCATGGCGGATAAAGAAGAAAAAGATACTTCATGGAGTATCAAAGCTGATAAGAAAAAGTCCAAAGTAAAAGTTGGCGATACAAATAACGAGGGCTTTAAAGTCCTGGAAGTGTTGGAAGATGGACGACTTTTGGTTTCCTCAAGGGAAGAAGCTAAAGTTATTAAAGATTCCGACTTCTAAATTATACTAGTTAAACGGGGGTTTTATGTCAATCAATGATGATATTTACGATCGTCAAGTTGATCATACTGCTATGACACGTATGTACGAGGATCGTGTTCAAACGGATACGAAACGTACTATACGTAAACATAGAACCCGTTTGACTAAATTATTAGAGGGGAAAGACTTAACGAAAGGTACTGCGGTACAACACATGCCTGAAATCAAACAGGAGGTTAGTCGATTCTCTAAAGAATTAGATGTAAATGTAACCTCCCAAATGCAAGATTTTGGGTTGGTAGAAACCGATTTTAGCACTAATAACCTCAATAAAAGCTTAGGTCAATGGGCGGTAATCCGCAGACCTGCTGCTACTAAAGTACTTGAGGAAATCGTAGGTGCTAACGTCAGAGGGGAAGGAACACTAAGCAGGCGTATCCAAGGTCTCGGCGCTAACGAACTTAAGCGCATTCAAGCCACTATTACAAAAGGCTTGCGGGAAGGGTGGGACAACAAACAGCTAGTCCGCTCGGTTATAAAAACAACAAGATTGACCGAAGCCCAAGCATCCGCATTAGTGAGAACTGCCGTAACTAAGACGCAAACTACAGCTCAATTAGCTTCATTCCAAGAGAATAGAGCAATTCTTAAGGGCATGCGCTTTACCGCAGTATTGGATAATCGTACATCAGCCATTTGTGCTCATCACGATGGGGAAATCTACGACCTAGATGACCTCCGCTTTGTTCCTCCTTTACACTGGAGGTGTCGTAGCACACTAGTACCTGTTGTTAAGTCTTATGATGAGCTCTTAGCTAGTACTTCCCCTGACGTAAAAAAGAAAGCTCTTAAAGCTATTAAACAAACTAATATTAAAAAGTTCGATGGTATTGGGCCAAGTAGGGAAACCTATGGACAATGGCTCACAAGGCAACCTAGAGAAACTAAGGTTCGCCATTTTCAAGGAGATATACAGAAAGTAGATCTTTTTGATTCTGGACAACTCCCGCTTACAAGTTTTACTACAGCAAGTGGGAAACCTATTTCATTACAAGCACTTCGAAGGCTGGATAATAAAAATACAAACTTCACACCAGTAAAGCAGAAAGCTTTAAGTGCAACCGCTATTAATAATTTGAGAGTGGATGCTTCAAGACCACAGACTTTGATTCGTAATAAAGACGTTGAGAACCAACTTAAAGTCTTTTACAGGGCAGAGGCACACAATAATTCCTCCGCCTTGGCTGTTGTGGATTATAGAGGTACATCTCTTGCGGGTAAACGTGCTACTCGACGGAGAGCAAATAATCAATTCGATGAAAGGAATGTGGGAGTTGATCCATTAACCGGAGAACAAAAATCAACACTGATTTATAGTCCTGATTTTGAAGTATACCAAGAGAGAATAGACTTTGTAAATAGATCTAAACTACTAACGACAGAACAGAAAGCTTGGATTACAGGTTTTGTAGATTCATTGGAAGATGAAGGATTATCTGTCAATCAGAGAACTGCTGTTGCTGAAAACCTTAGAATTGTATTCGAAAGGTACGCAAAAGATAAGACTCCGTGGGTAAATCTTTCTAGCGTTCTTAAAGCAGAACTCAAGAACTCAGTAGTGAACACTTCTAGAATTCTAGATAGAAGATCTAGATTACGAGGAAATATATTTCGTTTTGGCAATAAAGAAGAAGATGCTCAAGTTCAGATATTAGGAGAATGGACTTCTTTTGATGACTTGTCGGACAGGACATTATCAAATCAGAGATACGTAGATGAGTGGGCAGTTAAAAATGGATTACCTTTAGCTAGAGATTTATATATTAAAGGTAGATCACCGCTTAGGCTTTATTTCCCAAGAGTACCTGCTTACATTCCTACTAAGAAATCTATTAGAAAGAAAATTAAGAAAGAAATTGAGAGTTTACCTTTTGGGAAGGCTTTTCTAAAGAGATATAATGGGGAACCTTCAGATGATCTTATAACTCGCTTTTTACAAGCTGGTAATGAGAGAAAAAGAAGGATTCTAGATCTTGAATGGATATATGCCAGGAAAAGAGAAGACTTTATACAAAGAGAGCTTACTCCTGATTTCTTAAAGAAACGTACTAAGCTATTATCTGAGATAATGGCAGACATAGCAACAGGCGAGTCTACAGACTATGATTTGTTAGCTATTAGGATTGGTAAGAAGATTTATGAAGCGGAGGCTAACGACTTCGATATATTCTTTAAACCACCAACAGTTAAAAATTATCATAAAGTAGGATCAGATATTCTTGATGGTCTTAAGGACCAAGGCAAAATCAGAATTGGCATGAGAGGTGTTACTCGTAGAGGCATCATCGATGTCGAATCCGGAAGGCCGGGAATAGGCTCTTATGCGGATACCATCTCCCGGGAAGTCCAGATTATTGACCCTGAAATGCTCAAACTGCAGAGGGCATATCAGGAGTTAGTATACTCTAGACGAATTGGTATCATAAGAGAAAGGGATATGCTTACTGTGAAGGCAGGATCAAAGACGTTCTTTGATTCTAGAGGTCGTAAAACAGGGCTTAGTGTAATAACACGAAGAGCCTCTGGTAATTATGATCAAAACCTGATCGATAGGGATTTCTCTAGAATGCTTAATCACGCCATGGATTTTGAATGGGAAGTTGATGATGATTTTGCCTCTTTCTTTGAATCTCTTATGTATTTCAGAGACCCCAGAGGAAGAGTTGCCTACTATGATGAGCTAAACGGTTTTCGAAAGATTGTTCTTCAAAGAGGAGAAGCAGGCGCAGGCATGATGCAGTCCTTAAGGTGGCATCGCGTTAATAAACAATCTTGGAGGAATTGGGCGCAGATAGACGGTAGAGGACGATTATATACCCAAGGGTATCTTCACCCTGCAGGAGGGGAGTTCATACGACCCTTCTTAAATACCAAAGTATCTAAACAAATTCGTCCTGAGACTGTTAATGAACTTCGATTGCAATTAGGAACACTCGTAGGAGATCCTTTCAATACTCTGACTAATGAGGGAAGACTAAGAGCCTTTAGAGAAAATGAGAAGGCACTCAGAGAGATAGGGGAGTTGATGTTAGCAGAAACTCAAAGGGATCGTAGGATCCGGGAGTTCCTAGAGCATCCTCTTATTAGGGCAACTGAACCTGAAGAAGTTCCAAAACTAGCTCGACTTGCTCTTGAATATACACGTATCTATAAGCATGTAGATGGTGATTTTACTGACAATAGAAAATTAAAAGGTTATTTCACACAATTAGCAAACGAAAATGACGCTTCTGCTTCAGGAGCTCAGTTAATTGCCCTAAGCACAAGGGATAGGCAGTTAGCTCAGGCTTCTAATATTCTAAAAACAAAAAGAAAGAATCGTCTTTATGATATTGTAGCAGAAAGAACCTTATCTGATCCAGACTTCCATAAAATAAATCCATTAGGAAACGACTTAGACTTTGGTGATTTATCTAAGGCAGCTAAAGGTCAATCGATGGTAGCTTTTTATGGTGCTGGACAAGCAACACAAGCAGGGGCTATTGAAGCTAAATTAGCTAAAGTTCTTGCTAAGAAAAATTTTGTAGTAGTAACTGCTGATGAATTAAGAGACTTTAATAAAGGCATTGATAATGCGATTAAAGCAGCGGAGAAATCTAATGCGTCGTCTGTGGCGGCGTCTCTAAGAGAACTTAAAACAGAAGTAAACTACTCTATAACTAACAATGTTCCAATCGGGAAAAAGCTCTTGGCACACGCTAGAGACGTTCACCCTGATTCGGAGCTTTTTGTAGCCAAGCTGACCAACGTTAAAGGTGGCATTGTAGGCCCTCAACAATTTAAAGAGGTAGCCCGTATTATGTCAAAACACCTTAAAGACGTTGCTCCGGTAACGGAGAACTTTATTTCATATTGGAAAAAAGTTGCGGAGGTTTACATTACTGAATCAGGAAAGGTAGACATACCTTGGGTTACAGTAGACGGTAAACTCTTGTATCAGCGATACCGTCCTACAGTTCAAGAAAGGATCTCTTTTATCGATCCTGTAACTGGAAGGAGGGTGAGTAATGTCTACGAGGTAGCGATAACCGACTCTAAATATTTAGGAAGGTCATCGATTATTGATGCTCGTAGCGGTCTAGGAGTAAATGGAAACCACATGAATGACGCATCCATTGTTCGCAAATTCCACTTATGGGGTAGAGCGAATAACGTGAACACAGCGACTATTCATGACGGATTCTTTACTAACATCGTTGATTCTACAGATGCTAAATGGGCATTACGTAGAATATATGCGGATGCGGTAGAGGGTCAAACACTCCTTCGTACCCTCAAGGAAATGAGGAAACAAGGGCTTTCTAAAGAGTCCTATGAAAGACTTCTTAAGGAAGCAGAAGAGTTGGGTCTCTTAAACCCCAAGGATGGTATTACAGCCGAAGACATATTGGAATTGATCCTAGAAGGAGAAGACTGGTATGGAATTGGCCCATAACCTATTTTATATTTAAAGGTCTGTGACCTAAAACGAAATTACTGGGCCGTGCCCAAGGAGCTTAAAATGTCACAAAAAGAATTAGATGAAAACCAAAACTCTCAAGGGGATGATGAGAATTCCCAAAGCCAAAATGATACTCCGTCTAGTGAAGAGCTAGCGAAGATTGTTGAAGCTAGGGTTAATGAAGAACTCTCAGGTATCAAGGAAAAACTTGATGCTGCTTATGAAGCCCGTGATGAAGCAGTCCGAAAGGCTGTTGCATACGAGGAAGAAAGAAAGCAACGAGAGATTCAACAACTCGAAGAAGAGGGTAAACATAAAGAAGCCGCCGATCTTAAGTTGGCAGAACTGACTGCACGACTCGCAGAGAAAGACAAGCAGATTACTGAACTTACTCGCGATAATGTCGTGAGGAATGCTCTCAAAGGCTTGGATTTCAGAAACGACACTGCAGCAGACTTTGCTTACAAAGATGTCGTATCTCAACTTGTTCAAGACGAGAAAGGTCAGTGGGTTCACCGTACTGGCGCTTCCGTTAAAGATTTCATCGAATCTTTCCGCAAAGACGAAGACAAAGAGTTCTTATTTAAACCAAAACAATCCTCTGGCTCTGGACAAGAGAATATTACACAGTCCGGTCAAGGGTTTGATCATAATAAGCCACTAGAAGAAATGTCTACCGAAGAAATTATGGCTGCAGCCGCAGCAGGTCGATTCGATGGAACAGGGAAGTGGCAGTAACATTTAATTTTTCTCGATTGGAGACTAAATAATGGCAATTTCCTCAAGTGCATTTGGCACACTTAATAAAGCAATCTCGGGTTACACTGATGAAATGTACACTCGAGCTAAGAAGATCGTTGGTACTGCTCTCGTAGGTTCTGACGCTCAGATTAATCCTAACGGCGAAGACTTTATCGGTCAGGTTCGCTTCTACAAGCCTCTTGGTGCCTACGCTGTAGGCGCTACTGGTGGTGCTAGTGAAGACGTAACAGGTAGCTCAAACGCTGTTGTTAACGTTGCTTCTCAGAACGAAGACTACGGTAAGACCACGAACATCAGCACTGAAGTACAGACCTACATTAAGACGGTTCGTACCCACGGTGCTAACGAGTACATGGTTCAGTCTGTAATCTCGGGTGAAGACGGTCTGGGCAAGATTGCTCGTGACTTCGCTGAGACTCGTTCAGAAGACGAAGACCAAGCTCTCCGTTCAGTCCTGAATGGTGTAATGAACGCCGAACTCAAGACTGCTAATGATTTGGCCCCTACCAACTATACAGAAGCATGGGCTGGTAACTCTGTTGACGCTGATGGCTCTAAGGCTTTCGGTTATGTAGCATCTAGCTCTGACACGGTTGGTACTGGTTCTTCTATTGAAGGTCTGGTTGACCTGACTCAGACTGTTCCCGGTCGTCGCGTTGAGCAC